CAGAAGCGTAGCCTGAGGAATGCGCATGAGCGCTGCCCTTAGCTCACTCAATGGGTCTTCAAGACCTATTTTGATGGAGGATCTATGTCCCGTCCTGGTTTTCCTCGATACGGTACCAAAAATTATAGCTATCCGAACTTGTGGGTCCCAGACGTGGGTCCCACGATTTCGGGCACGAACAGTGGTTCTGTTACCACTGATTTTCGTGATGCTATTGGGCCTAATACGCCCGGATGGCCTCGTGTTAAGGGAAACAATCCGTACGTCACTAATAAGGTTGCTTGTACCGATGCACCGATACGCTACGAATTTGTAGCGCCGGGTATTGGTCGAGCTTCCGGTTCTGACTCTGGCCTGGTTAAGGCCACGTCAGGAGCAGGCAATCCTGCTTCTTTAGTGATGGGTTATTCATGGCCGGTGATAATCGAACTTTATGATGCTGTTCAAAGCATTGTAAATAATCGGTTAGCATCGAACGTGAAAAACCAAAAAGTGAACTATGCTCAGGTCTGGGCCGAAAGGGACCAGACCGCTCGCCTTATAGCTTCAACTGCTAAAAGGTTAGCTGAGAGTTTTCTCGCGCTTCGGCGCGGGAATTTCTCTCATGCAGTGTTCGCTCTTACGGGTTCTTCGCGACCTCGGCAACGCGGTTTGAGCCGTGTTGCCGGCGGAGTTCCTGAGCAATGGCTTGCCCTCCAATATGGTTGGAAGCCTTTGCTTTCGGACGTGTACGGCTCTGCAGAAGAGCTTGCTAAGTATAACACCGGTTCTTCTTCTCCTGATGCTGCTGAAGCGTTTGCTTCAGGCTCAGCGAAGTCTGAATCGGGGTTTCTTGCGTTCGGCGGTGGTGGGGGTGAACCCGACTACCGTTGGAAATGCAAGGCTAGCGCCCACGGACGTGGGTCTGTACGATACTATGTTGACAACGAAGTTGCCAACAATAGTTCCCGCACCGGATTAATCAATCCTCTACAATTGGGTTGGGAGCTTCTCCCTTACTCTTTTGTAGTTGATTGGTTTTTGCCAGTAGGTAACTTCCTTTCTAACCTTGACTACCAAGCCGGTCTGAGTTTTAAATCAGGCTGGATGGCGGTTAAGGCTAGGTTGGACTGGACCGGGGAGCCTTACAACACGAACACTCATCCTCCTGGCTTTGCCAGTGGTGGGTGGTCGGGTGGTTCGGTTAAAGCGGTGGTGGATTACTATGGCCGGAATCCCGGCGTTGGTTTTCCATCTCCGTCGTTTCCCCGTCTGAAAGATCCTTTCTCTCCGACCCATGTGGCAAATGCGCTTTCGCTACTTGCCACAGCGTTTTCGGGCACTCATCGTGTCCGTTAACGTTTTACTCTTATCATGGAAGTGATTCCTGGTAAGTTTATTAACCATACCTGTAGGTGATCTACATGTCTCTCACTCTGACCGATGCCGCCGGTACTCCGGTAAATAGGGTATTTACCGCCACCCAGTCTGATCCGGATCTTACGATCTGGAAGGACTTGGCGACGAATACGTACCCTTCGGGTGCTGGTGTTGCGACGCTCTCCGTTAAGGAGAACGCCGCGGGAACCACACGCGTTGTTGCGAAGCTTACGCTTCCGGCAATGGATAGTGTGGATGCTACCATCAAGGCTTTCGAGACAATCGGGAGTTTCGAGATGGTCTTCCCAAATAGGGCGTCACTCCAGCGTCGAAAAGATCAGAAGGCCATGTTGGCCGACTTTCTTTCCGATGCCATTGTGACCGCTGCTGTGGAAAGCTTCACCCACCCGACTGGCTGAGCCTTTTGGGTTTTAAGCGGGAGGCTTTCCCGCATCGAGGATCAAATGTTCGACCGAGTCGATATTTGCCCCCAGTGCGGGGAAGTCGGTGAGGATCAAATTGTCCCTTGTCATTCTTCGCTCGACGGGTTTGGCTGCGTCGCTGGCATTTTATGCCATCGATGCGGTTTTTTTCGTCTTGCGACGTTTGATTGGAGACTTTCTCACCGTTTCCTTCGGAGGAATCTCAGATTCGTCCGATCTCGTCGCACTATGTTCGATGCTCGGAATTGGAAGCCTATAGACGATTATCTCACTTTGGGTAATACCCAGCAGTGGGCTCTTCGTTTACAAGTATCTGATTCCTGGCCTCGGATATTTCCATCACTTTCTCAGTGGTGGAAGTCAGATGAATTTGCCGAACCTTCTGATTTTCAGGTGTTTCGACACCTGATGCAGGAGACTTCAGGCAACCTTCTGGCTCCGGCTTATACAGTCAGGGATTTCTTGTCCCTTGCGCATAAGTTGGGGTACGACGATTGCTTTGGTCAACCTTTAGCAAGTTGACCCACATCCTTCTGGAGATTTAGATGACCAAGAATGATCTTGATCGTCACATCGCAACTGCGGAGCAGTTGTTATGTGCTCTAGACTGTCCCCGCTCTCTCACCGTTATAATAATGATGAGGAACGGAATGTGGGGTGAGATCGCTAATCTACGAATCGATCCTTTGGGTTTCAATAACTCCGACAGTTTCTTCCGTGCCTATCAGGCGACCAGGCTGCTATCAAAGGCAGAATGGCTACCCACGGGCATTGATAAGACTGCTGTAGCTAAGGAAAAGTTTGTAGAAGCCGAGGAGCTCTGTCGTATCACTAATGAATACTGGAGATCTTACCGTCGGATGGAATTTCAGTTCCTACCCGACTACGAGCGCATTTTTTCGTGTGCTCGTAGAAAAATCGGTAAAGTTCTCGGTGCTCAATTATATAAATGGACAGAGTTCTGTGACTTCGGCCCTGGAGCAGACGGTTCAACTGTAAGTGGAATGACTTCCGCATACAATAAGCTATCTAACCCAGGTTGCATCACTGGAAACGCCCTTCCTTACTTAGATACGTTCTGCGCTCTAACGAGCTTGGGACGCCTATTTAAGGGGGACGTTTCAGCGGGTAGACTAGATATTAGACTATCCCGTGGTAATGCGGTCACTTTTGTTCCAAAGAACGCGAAAACGGATAGACCCATCGCTGTTGAACCTCGTTGGAATATTTGGATGCAGAAGGGGGTCGGTCGCTTCCTAAGGATGCGACTGAAGCTCTTCGGCGTCAATTTAGACTTTCAAGGTTTGAATCAAGCTTTGGCAATCTATGGGTCGCGTACTGGTAAGTATGCTACCATCGATTTAGCGTCCGCTTCCGACACTGTTGCTTACGAGGTAGTTCAAGCATTGTTGCCTGAACCGTGGCTCACCGTGTTTGACGCTCTGCGTAGCTCTTCGTATCGCCTTGATGGCGAATGGAAGCGTTACCATAAGTGGTCGAGCATGGGCAACGGCTATACTTTCGAATTAGAAAGTTTGCTGTTTTGGGCCCTTTGTAGTTCAATCGATGAGGACGTCGCCGTTTATGGTGACGACCTTATCGTGCCTACAAAGTCGTATCAACAGGTAGTCCGAGTGCTCGAGGTTTGCGGCTTTAGGGTTAACCCCGAAAAGTCGTTCTCCTCAGGTGTCTTCCGGGAGTCGTGTGGCACTGACGCCTTTGATGGCGACATTGTTACTCCGATCTACTGGAAGGATACTCTTGATGATCAAGGCACTCTTAGGCTGGTTAACCAGATTACCGTCCTTTCTCGTCGACTTGGCTTCTCGGGGTTTCGAACTCCGAGTTTCCGGTCGATTTGGAAGGAGCTGGTTTATCAGCTTCCAAAGCGCTTTCAGCAAAGAGGCCCGACGTCGCTGAGTACAGTAGTCCACGATACTTCAAGTAAGTGGAATGCTGTGCGACGCTACGGTTGGGATGGCGTTTTTATTAATCTTTGGTTGCCTAAATCTAGAAAATTTAGGTACCTGGATTATGACGCCGCCGTAATCTCTCAACATTTTCAACCATCTTCTGATGGTTATAGTGTTAGAGATCGGATTTGCTGGAAGAAAGGAACAGTCTTCATTCCCTCAGGGTATGAAGATGTGGGACCTTGG